CTAGTTAGCCGAGCCTGTAAAGGTTTGGTGAAACTCATGATTATGCTTTGGCTGGCATTACTAGGAATCACATTGATTGCTGCCCTGGTCCTCGGATCTATGGCTACAGCTTTCCTTGTGTGCAATGTACTGCCGTCTATGCTGATAGACACGTCATTTGAAATCAGCAATGTTATCGACAACGCCGAAATGGAAGATGGACAATTTTATGTCTATCTCTGGATGGTCTTTATGATGCCAGTATTATTACTGTGCCTCACCAAGATCCCCGGCTATCTCCTTAGGACGTATGAAAATATGGTCCTCTCTAACGAGAGTGGCTATATTAATATACCTAATACTAAGAAATTAGCTCTCCTAGGATGGAAGTTTATGGGGCCCAATTTTGTGGCCACTGCTTCTATCAATGGCGAGACCTTTGACCTGGAAATTCCCGAAGAGGAATTCACTTCCAAGCTTCATGGGCGCATTATAAGACGCGCTTTAGAAGCTGGTAAGCGAGACGAAATGTCTTGCTCCGGATCAGCCTTAGTACCTATGAATAAGTGGCCTAAAGGTGTGGCAATCATCCACACTGACGGCAGCGAGAAAGTCCTGAGATCTTTTGCTCTGTGCTCGCGCATAGCGCATAAGTTACCCATGCACGACAAAACGGAAAGCTTTTTGCTAACTTCTAGACATGTTTGGACAAGAATGCGAGAGTCTAAAACTCTCTGTTTACGTTCTCAGTCTAAAGACCGCAGAATCCTCAATACCCCTATCAGGGCTGCTGAGGTTCATGCTTACTCTGATAACCTTGACTATGTCTTGGTTAAAGTACCGGACTCTGTATGGTCGGTGTCACAAGTAAAAGCACTACCATTGAAATACGGTATGCATGATAGTATGCCCATAGAAGTTTACACTCCAAAGGCCGACAGTAGTATCCACAAATCGCGTGGAATACTAGTTGGACGAGCAGGAAAACATATGGCCTATCATAATGCATCCACTACCGAAGGCTCTTCAGGGGGCCCCATCATTAGCTCCAAAGGAGTTTATGGGGTTCACAAGGGCGCTACGTCACACGATGGTCACGGAAGAAACTGGGCAGTTAACCTGGGTTTTCTCGTGGCTAAAGGAGTATTAGAATCTTACCATGACAGGCAAGACTATTATGACAGAGTTCACGGAATCGAAGAACGCCATATGACCAAACAAGAACGAAGCGGCAGGAATGCCTTTTTTCGCTCAGAGCGCGGTGATATTTACGGCGACTACAGCAATGACAGAGTCACCCTATTTTGGGCCTCCGGCAAAGTTGGAATCGATTTTGATGCCACCGGTATGGAAGAAGAAGACGTGTACAGAGCAGCAAGTTTTGCCGCGAATACTATGGAACCTTCCTCAGAGCCTGAATCAGACTCTGGTTTCTTCGATGAAATGAAAGAACCTGTCGATAACACTAAGCACGAAACGAAAGTAGAAATCTCTATTCCAGAACCTCTCAGGAGGTGTGTGGAGTTGGGAGAGTATAAATTCACAGAACACAAAACTCACGCTGAAGGATTTGCGGTTATCGGTAAGACGATAGTCACTTATTCTCAGAATGGAGCGGATCCTTGCGGAGACATGGTCGAACAATTGTTCGGCGAGTTTCCGGGAATGAAAAACTGGGGTTATGTAGCGCGCGATCAAGCGACGCTCATGAAG